CAAACAACCACTTTGTCTCCCTCCAATCCTTACCAGTCGACTAGAGTTACCGATTGATCTACCAAATACTAGTATTTGGTCCTCGTAGAATCGGTAGTAAGTTTCTTTTTGTTTTTCAGTCATAGATGCAAACATCTGGTTCCATTCCCATGAGATCATAAACACGTTTACAGATCTGTCAAACTTCGAGAAATCACTAGTAAAATAACATTTAGGCTGGATTAATGAGATCCAGTAATCTGTCCATTTACCAATATATTCCCCAGAAGTTCCACTCGCCCATAGGATAGGACTAGTTAAACCAGAGTATTTCTTTTTCAAGGTATTAGAATAACTTGAATACCAGGGCCCCATGCTAGCAATGGTCCAATCGCTTGAACCAGATACCAACCTAGGAACCTTGTAACCATCCGCTAAAAGTTTGTCCTTTTTGACAAAGATGATGTGATACTTGTCGTGGACCTGTTTTTCCTTGGCTCTAATCAACATATTGCGCCGATTTTCGGGAAATTTAGCCACATAATCCTCAAATTTGACCACATCAAATGCTTTTATGTCAACTCCATACTGAATGCCATTATACGTCTTTAAGACCCGTCCAAGGTCAAATTTTGGTGTCACACAATGTGCCGCAGCCGCAAAATACAAATTTTGTACATTATTAGCAAAGGACCACGGAGGTGCCATTCCAAAATTAGAAATGCATTTCAAAGGTTCACCGGAACCCTTGAAGGAGTGGTCAATCCAACCACATCCAGCAGAAGAGATAAATAATTTAGCAGAATGATCGATGATTAGGTTAGATCTCTCCACTCGGGGATTTAAAAATTTAAATCACCAAGCAGAAAATTCTGCCTATCATCTCGCTGAGTAACGCCGTAAAAACTCATGATGTCACTTATACTTTTAGCACATGAACTAAAAGCAACCGCAACACCAACAGTTCCAGCCCTCGCAGCTTCGAGGTAGGATTTGACATACTTGTCATAGAAATCCGTGTCTTCGTCTCATTGAAAGCGAAATCCACCTGGTTATGAGCCAGGAATTTCCAACTTCCAATGAGAGTGGCAATTAGCTCGCCGACACTCCCGCATTTAACGGTTTCCAATTGATTTTTGATCACGATAGGTTGTATTGGTTTCCCACCGGTTCCTTCGAACAAAAGCCCTGACAACAATGTAGCCGCGCCATCTATTAAGCACTTTTTGTCTATAGGTATCTCTTTTACAGGTTTAAGGTCAAGCGCATTGTTATAACTTTCATTTATCACAGTATTATTAGCGATGGTCTGAACTGCATCCAACTCTTTCTTCTTATCCAAAACAATCCTCAATACTAGATTGAGATCATCAAGAGTGAGTTCGATACCCAAATCATTAGCATATTTTCTCGCATAATACTTGACACTAGGTAACAATGACGGGGTGACCTTTTGATACGCCAACTTAACTGAGACTAAATCAATTAATTTATTGGGAACATATCTCTGGGTACCACCTGTAAAAAATAACATATATCCAAAAAGATTAAAATGTGATAGCGTGCTATCAACTACATTGTGCTTTAACTTCATGACGTTTCTGTCATTCGGGAGCTCAGAACTCACAGTGGCTAAGTACCAACGT